TTTTATTCGTCCGCGAGACTCGAGAAGTAACTCATCGTGTCATCATCAGAATCTTCTTTCCAAGGTGGAGTATCATCTACCTTGGACGCTGCTGGTGCAGACTTCATCTTAGTTTCAACGAACAGTTCGTCTTCGGCATCAAGCGGATTAGACTTTTCTGCTGTAGGAACACGAGAAACGCCAGATAGGACTAGGTTCAACTTGTTCTTCAGTTCGTCGTATGACTTGAAGTTTGAAGGATCCAGAAACGCTGCAAGCGAATGGGTCTTACCCCAAATCTGTTCCAACTTATCTTCATTTTCGTCGAGAGGAGTTGAACCGTCGAATTCCGACTTATCGTAGTTACGATAACCTTCAACCTGACGAATGCGCAACTTAAAGTTAGCACCTTCCCAGAGGTCGAATGGATTGACTGGTTTCTCGTCTTCAAACGTAGGTTGCATCACATCCTTAATCTTATCGAAGATCTTCTTTCCGTACTTATACAGGAAGACCTTACCTTCGTTCTCAGGATTCGCAGGATCGCGAATAACAAGAACGTTTGAGATGTAAGAAAGGCGACGCTTTTGCTTACGAGCAATTTCCTTGTTCGATTCGATACCTGAATTCCAAAGTTCGGAATTAAGTTCGCCTACAGGATCTGGTTTGTTAAGAGTAGTAAGTGAGTTTTCGATATACCACTTACCAGTTGGACCTTGGAAACCATGGTCCCATACGCGAACCCACGGAAGTTCTTCACCTGCAGGAGCAGGGAGGAAACGAAGCACTGCTTGACCGTTACCTGTCTTATCGACAGTCGGTTTCCAGAGACGATCATCATCGCCACGTTTTTCTGTGGTGGGGTTTGCGATTGACTCGACTGCCTTCATGAGAGAGTCGAAATTTCCACGTTGCTTGCGGAGGTCAGATAGAGAATTATTTGACATATGTATTGTCCTTATGTTTGCGTTGTATGTTTATTTTGACGTTGTATCATAATAAAAGTCGTCATCGAAATCATCTTCTCGACTACCAATATATTTATACAAGTTGTTTTTGCTTTTACGTATTTTATTTACGTCTTTTTCATTATGTCGAATGCGGTTGGAACCACGGTCTTCATAATCGCTTCTACGAGACTTACCCATAGTTATTTTACCACCGTCCCAATCTCCTGTTCTAGTTGGCGGATGTAATGCCCCTTATCAATTTTGACAAAGGGTTTATATTTCTTTACCAAATGCACGAAGTCATTCCAAATAAAATCATTCGATAAAGAACTATAATCGTTATTCTCTAGTATACCTATTTTTGCCAAAATAGCAATAGATTCTAGAGAAATCTTTTTACCAAGATAAAGTTTTAATATCTTGGGGTGTTGACCATCAATTACTTCGAGGGGATTACCATCTGCATAGAGAGTTTGGATATCTTGTTTAAAAGTATATCCTAATTTCTGCATTCGTGTCTGCCACTCTGTATAGACTTCATTTGCCTCTGTATCAAAAACACCACCCCATTGATTTCCAGATACAAAATTGGCAACTAGAAAATCAATGACCTCAGTTTTTGTTTTTGTATCTGCAATTTTGCGCAGAGCAAACAAGTCTTTGCGTTTCAAGAATGCTTCTCTAGAAACCTTTACCCCTTTACGGGATTTGGTAATATCGAAATCAGGTCTAGTGAAATGCAATCTCAATGAGAGATACAATTGATAAACTTGAAGCGAGTCCATCAGAGAGGCAAAACCCCATCATCGTTTTTTAACATGTTGAGTTGTTGCGCTTCAACTTTAATCTTTTCTTTAAGTGATGCGCTGATAAGACTAGCAACAGAGCCCACCTCAATATTTCGTTTCTCACAATAGTCTATTAGAATATCCATACATGGTGTTCTAGAGTCTCTTGCGAGTTTCTCAATAAAGATGGAGAACTCTGCTGCCGTCTTAAATTGCTTAGTTATTAAAAACTCATCAGTTATTGGAATTACTTCCGTTACCATAATCTATCCTGCGTAAAAAATATGTCTACCGATTTTAGTAACTCTCTGTAATCTCCACCCTGGACTAACATAATCCGCATGGTAAAACAACACGTTACTATTAACTACTATACGCGTATTGATCTCAGAAGTCAATACTTTTTTAGCAATATCTTTTGCTTCGGCGTATAATACTGGGTCTTTGGCAGGTCGACGCATACACGTCCAACTGAACTGACAGACCCTACTTGTTCTCTGATAAACGACAGAGCAAAC